GTCAGTTATTTTGAAAACTCCTTGTTCAGCAACAATTCTCATTTACAACTCCCGTGAAATGGCAGGAATCGCTATCATTTCACATCCACTCACAGTGGCCGCACTCTTGCGGCCGGTTATCCAGGCAATTGCAGTTACTACTGGCAATCCGCTAACTGGATATGTTCTGAGTTTGCTTCGTGCCATCGGCTTATCAGCTGGTAACGTCGCAATATATAAAACTATAATAGCCCACGGCAATTCGAAGGCCGAGAAGGCTAAACAAGACTTTTTAGTCTTCCAAGCGAGTAATCATTCGTGGTCCAGGATATTTCCGCCTGTGCACTATCGTTTTGTGAACCCGACTCTTGCGTCCTTTACTAAGGCCATAGTCATCACCTCGCTAGGTTTAGGATTGATTGGATTGGTATATTACTACCGTAATCGTAAGGATATCCAGTCGAGACTACTCTCCAAAACAAAATATAAACCACGCGTGGAGCCAGGTAACATCCGGGTGACTTTTAATGAGTTGCCCAGTAATGGCGCGCGTGTCCTTAAAGACCACACACACCCAGAAGCGGCTGCGGACCGCACTGGGGCCTCCCTGTTTATAGATAGGTTGGCTAGGTGTTTGGGGTGCAGCGAATTTATGGTCCAGATGTCCAAGTCTGATATTAGACAAGGGCGACAAGGATCAAGGGCTTATTATTGGTCACAAGATTTGACCATTGAGCCACGCCCCATAGTCTTACCTGAAAACCCACTAGTTGCATTTGTGGATGTCGATGAGTACATTGACATGCCTAGCTTTTTAGCTGCTAATCCACACCCTACTGTCATCTACACCTTTCAACCGGACCAAGTCGCGAAAGTGGCTAATAATTATAGCTACACGTTTGATAAGGATAATCAGGTGAAGTATACTGTTACTGGTGGAGGAGGATACACACACCCCGTTTGGAATTATAGCTCGGACCATTTTATGGTCACGAGTACCTTTTTGGGATTTCCTTACCGTCGGGTGTCATATACGTGTGACCGTCGTAGTACTGGTTCTGACAGGCAAATTATCATGTTGTCTCCTGTCGGGACTTGGTACGGCTTTGGGGCGCTATTCCATTGGTTATGGATTCAGGGTAAAACCTTAGAGCGCCTTAAGCCCGTCACTGGTACTGGGTACCTTCGCATGCAAACTAACTCCCTTGAAGGGGTTAAGGTTTCAACAGGTCGTGTTGACAATTATAATTCGTCGACAATTCCTGTTGCTACGGATGACACTATTGCTGTCATCGCGCGAACGTCAAGTTACGACTTAACAATGCCACAAGTGCTATCTTTCGTTGATGGCAATCGTGAAGCAGCTGCAGCATTATTAGATTATCATCGTGCCGCTGTAGGAGTCGAAAAACGTCCCCAGGTGTGTCCTGTGCCTCAGTCCACGAGGCGTTATCAATTTGACCCTAGGAGTTATGATCCTAGTGCCAAACCTTCGATGGTCGGGTTTATGAGCCCCCTAGTTCATGGTGCATTTGTACCTGATCAAACCGTTGGAAATGAAGTCCAGTGTGTTGAGGGCCGTATAGAGAAGATTAGACCTAAGGAGTTACCGTTAACTCCTTTTCTTGTTGATTGTATGGATGAATTTGTTAAATTACTCATCCCTACTCCATACTTGTTAGATCCGGTAGACTATGATGAGGTATTGTCAAGACAGAAACGTCCCACGCAGCGACGCATTCTTGCCAACTCCGAATGTGGTCTTCCAGATCGAATTATTAACATGTTTGGAAAGAAAGAAGCTTACACGAATGTCAAGGACCCTCGGGCCATTTCAACCATTAATGGTGTTGACAAACGTGAATACAGCAGGTTTATGTATTCCTTTGAGTCTGTGATGAAAACACAGCCTTGGTATGCCTTTTCTCTAACGCCGATCAAAATTTCCTCCCGAGTCGCTTCAGTTTGTGAGTCGTGTGAGTCTCATACGACCAATTCTGATTTTAAACGATTCGATGGCCATGGTTCCAATATGATGCGAGAGCTTGAACGTATTGCTCTAATTCGTGCTTTTCGCGCTATACATCACTCTGAAATTATGAGGTTGCATAAAGGTCAATTTAATTTGAAGGCCTTTGCGACCTTTGGAACCGCTTATTTGTCAGGTTTCAGTCGAGCCTCTGGGTCTCCTGAAACGTCGTTATTTAATACGCTTGTTAACGCCTTCACTGCTTATTTAGGATTTCGCATGTCCAAGGATGCCAATGGTTGTTTTTACACACCAGAAGAAGCTTTTTCTAAGCTTGGCATCTATGGCGGTGATGATGGGTTGACAGCAGATCTTGATGGTAAGGTTTACCAAAAGGCTGCTTCGTGCATTGGACAGGAACTTGAAGTTGAACCGATCCGCCGTGGTCACGGTGGAGTTAAGTTCCTGGCGCGTATTTATTCACCATGTGTTTGGTATGGGGACGTCAATTCGTGTTGTGACGTACCACGCCAGATCTCTAAATTCCATGTAACTATTAAGTTACCTCCTAATGTTACACCCG